CGGTTTCACACACGAGCCCGGTTCCCGACTTCCGAGAGCCCGATTCGCCGTGATACCGTGCCGGCTATCCGATCGGAGGGAGCGAGCATGGCGGCGAGGAAGCGAACGGTCGAGGCGGCGCGCGCGCAGGTGTTCAAGCGCGAGGACGGGTGGCGGTTCCGGATCAAGGGCTCGAACGGCGAGGTGATCGCGACCGGCGAGGCGTACAAGGCGAAGCGCGACGCGATCGCCGCGGCGCGCGCGCTCGTGCCGGCCGAGGTCGAGATCGAGGGCGCGTAGCTCGTGAGCTTCCGGCCGACCGTCTGCGGCGTCTGCGGCGAGCCGTTGCCAATCTCGCGAGGGTCCGGCCGGCCGCGCCGGTACTGTTCGGCGCGGTGCCGGTACGCGGCGCGACACGCGCGCGATCGGCGGCGAGCTCGAGAGCCGGTCGAGCTCGCGGCGCCGGCTCCGGACCGTGACGCGCTCGTGGCATCGCTCACGCTGCTCGTCGACCCGGCCGCGACGCCGGCGGCGCCAGAGGATCAGCTCGCGCGGACGCTGCTCGAGCTCCGGGTCGTCGGGAGCTCGCTCCGCCGGCTCGAGGTCGACCTCCCGCCGCGCCTCGCCGGTCCGACCGGGAAGCTCGCGAGCACGATCGACCGCGAGCTCGAGCGCGTGTTCCCGGAGGTCGCTCGAGCATGAGCGCGGCGCTCGACGACGTGAGGGACTACGAGCCGGCGCCGGAGCTCTGGAACGCGCCGGGACCGCTCCCGCTGTTCGTGATCAGGAACACGGCCGGCGAAGAGCGCGAGGTCGACGAGGCGCTCCGGCCGCTCCCGCTCCCGGTGCGGCCGAGCTCGGGCGAGACGTGGATCGACGTCGGGACCGGCTACGGCGCGTTCGCGGCGTTCGCCTCGAGGCTCGGCGCGGCCGTCGTCCCGATCGAGCCGGATCTCGAGCTCGCGCGTCTGCTCGGCGCGACCCGGTTCCTAAACGACCTCGTGACCGTCTCCGATCCGATCGTCGAGCCGATCACGGCCGAGCTCGTCGAGCGCGTCGCGGCCGGCGCCGACGGGATCCGGTTCGCGAACGTCCCTCGAGGGTTCTCGCCGCCGCCGGCGCTCCGGAAAGCCGTCGGGACGCTCCCGCGGTCGCAGATACACCGTTTCGCGGCCGCGTTCGACGGCGCCGGGTTCGAGCTCCGCGGGTTCGATGACGGGTGGGCTCCGCGGGTTCGCGTGTTCGCGTGGAGGCGGCCGGCATGACGCGCGGCCGGAAGGTCGACCCGACCCGAGCTCGCCGAGGGACGGGACACCGGGCGAAAGCCGGCGAGGTCAAGATCGCGAACGAGCCCGCGGCGATCCTGCTCACGAGCTCGGGGCCGCCGCCGCCGCCGGACGACCTCGATCACCCGCACGCGATCGCGGTCTGGAACGAGGTCGTGAGGGAGCTTCACCCGAGAGGGCTCCGCGGCGTCGACCTCGAGGCGATCCGGCTGCTCGCCTCGCAAGCCGCGCTCGCGTATGAGGCCGCGGTCGGCGCCGAGGGGTGGCGGCGTACCGGGCTGATGACGACGAACGCGAACGGCGCGCCGATCGTGAACCCGCTCGTTAGGGTCGAGCGCGACGCGGCGAACCTCTACCTCCGGTTCTCGGAGCGGTTCGGGCTCGACGTCGCTTCCCGGATGCGGCTCGGGCTGCTCCAGCTCGCCGGACAATCGCTCTCGGACGCGCTCGCCGAGGATCTCGAACGGGAATGATCGACGAGCGGCTCGACGCGCTGCTCGACGCGTGGAGCGAGGAACGATCCCGCGCGGATCGCGCCGAGCGCCGGCTCGCCGAGCTCGAGGTCGCCGCCTACGCGATCGTTCACGCGGACAAGCTCGACGAGCTCGAGGCCGCGCTCGTCGAGCTCGAGCGGCTCGTGCTCGGGCGAGTATGACGGCCGCGCCGACCGCCGGCGTGACGGCGCCGAGCCTCCGGATCGAGCGGTTCTTCACGCGTCACCTCCGACACGTTCAAGGCGAGTACGCGGGGGAACCGTTCGGGCTCGAGCCGTGGCAACGGAACGAGCTCGTCGTTCCGATCTTCGACGACCTCCGACGGGACGGGCCGCGGCTCGTGCGGCGCGTCCGGGAGGCGCTCGCCGGCGTCCCGAAGAAGAACGGGAAAACGACCCTCGCGGCCGGACTCGCCGCCTACGGGCTGTTCCACGACGGCTATTACCGGCTCGAGGGCGGCGCGTGGAGGTGGCGCCAGGAACAGGGCGCGGAGGTGTTCAACGTCGCCGGCGGGAAGGATCAAGCGAAGGTGCTGTTTCGGATCGGCGCGAGCATGGTCGAGCGCTCGCCGATGCTCACGGCTCAAGCGAAGATCTATCGGGACGCGATCGAGAACAGATCGACCGGCGGCGTGTGGCGCGTGCTCGCCTCCGACGCGCGCCTCGCGCACGGTCCGAACCCGTCGATCACGATCATCGACGAGCTCTGGACTCACCGGACGCCGGAGCTCTACGAAGCGTTCGCGTCGGCCGGCGCCGCGCGGCGGCAACCGCTGCTCGTCGTGATCACGACGGCCGGATGGAGTAAAGACACGATCGCGCACGCTCAGTACCGGCGCGGGCTCACGAACCGCGACCGTTCGTTCTACTTCCGGTGGTTCCAAGCGCCGGACGGCTCCGAGATCGACGACCGCGCGGCGTGGCGCGTCGCGAACCCGTCGCGATGGGTGACGCTCGACTACCTCGAGGGCGAGCTCCGGCGCGCGAAAGCGCTCGGGCTCGAGGCTCAGTTCCGCCGGTGGCACCTCAACGAGTGGAGCTCCGGCGCCGAGATCGCGATCCCGTCGGCGACGTGGGAGCGCGGGAAGGCTCGAGCGATCATCCCGGACGGCTCGCGCGTCGTGATCGGCGTCGACACGGCGCCGAAGCGCGACTCGACCGCGATCGCGATCACGCGTCGAGACGAGAGCGGGACGCATCACCTCCGCGTGCTCCACATGAGGGCGGATCCGGAGACCGGATACCTCGACTATTCCGAGCTCGAGGACACGCTCCGCGCGCTCTGTCGCCGGTACGAGGTCGACCGGATCCTCGTCGACCCGTACAACATGGTCCGCTCGATGCTCGAGCTCTCGGACGAAGGGCTCCCGGTCGAAGAGATGCCCCAGACCGATTCCCGCATGGTCCCGGCGTCAATGGCGTTCTTCGAGCTGCTCAACGAGGGACGGATCCGACACGGCGGCGCGCGCGAGCTCCGGGAGCAAGCCGCGAACGCCGGCAAGCGAACCTCCGAGCGCGGGTGGCGGTTCCAGAAAACGCGGTCGGCCGGCGTTATCGACGGGATCGTAGCGGCGGCGATCGCGGTCTATGAGGCCGAGCGAGGATTCGACGAGGAAGCGCCGCCGCTGCTCGTGATCTGATCGGGCCGTGACGCCGACCGCATCATGGGAGTCGATGCGGTCGATCGTGGGAACCGTGCTCGAGCTGGTCGGCGCCGTCGCGGTGATCTCCGCGGCGTTCGCAACCGACCCGAGGCTCGCGCTCGCGCTCGCCGGCGCCGTGCTCGTGTTCGCCGGCTACGCGGTCGCGGATCCGCGACGCTCGCGGAAGGGATAGCGGTCAATGGATCTCGTTCGACGGCTACTCTCGCCGCCGGCGACGCGCGAGGCTAGCCTCGACGCGACGCTCGCGGCGATCCAATCTCGAGGGTTCGCGACCTACGCGGGCGTTCCGGTCAACGATCAGACCGCCATGAGTCACCTCACGGTCTGGGCGTGCGTCTCGCTCATCGCCGATTCGGTCGCGATGCTCCCTCTCCACACGTTCTCGGAGAACGCCGGCGGGCTCCCGGAGCCGGTTCCCGATCCGCCGGTGATCGACCAACCTCACCCGGAGATGACGCGCTCGGAGTGGCATATCCGGATGATCTGGTCGGTGCTCATGCGCGGGAACGCGTATGGGAGGATCCTCGCGCGCGGCCGCGCCGGGATCCCGACGATCATCGAACCGACGCACCCGGACGAGGTTCGGATCGAGCGCGACACGACGACCGGCGAGATCGTCTACGTCGTCGGCCGAGCTCGAGAGCGCGTGCCGGCCGCGGATATGCTCCACGTTCCCGGTCTCGTGATCCCGGGATCGGTCTACGGGCTCTCACCGATCGAGTACGCGCGACAGACGATCGGGACCGGGCTCGCCGCGACCGAGTACGGCGCGCGGTTCTTCGCCGAGGGAGCGACGCCGACCGGCGTCCTATCGACCGATCAGAAGCTCGACGTCGATACGGCGCTCGAGTATCAAGCCAAGTGGGAAGAGGCGCACGGACACCGACAGAGGAAGGTCGCGGTGCTCGGCGGCGGGCTCAAGTACGCGCCGATCCAGCTCTCGCCGGAGGCGTCTCAGTTCCTCTCGACGATGGAGCTCTCGAGGTCGCAGATCGCGGGTATGTTCCGCGTTCCGCCTCACCTCATCGGCGACGTCGACCGCTCGAGCTCATGGGGGACCGGGCTCGAGATCCAGGGACAACAGTTCACGACGTTCACGCTCGGGCCGT